ACGAGTTGCCGCCGCTTGCCCTGTAGCTTTCGAGATACAGGGCTAACGAGCTTTGGAGGACCCTGCCGTAGTTGACGGTATCTCCACCTGGACGGAAGTAGACACTCGGATTAGATGCGCTCTGAACGTACAGGTTGTCAGTCAGCGGGTAGCTCGCTCCGGCGGTCAGCGGCAGGTACGGACCGCCGGCCCCGACATCGGTGAGCATCGCGAGATCAGCCCCGCCGTACTGCGGTCTTGTCTCGCTCCCTCGTAGGCGTAGCGGGTGAGTAGCGGCCCCGAGCTCGATCTCGCCGTCCGTTCCAGAGGCGTTCATGTTCAGAGCTTCGACCAATCCACTTGCCACGGACTGTAGCCAGATCCCATCATCGTTGTTTACGAAATAAATGCTCCGCTCGCTATAGATCGCTATTCCGTCGAGCCTCGTATTCCCGGCCCCAAGATCACCTAACGTCAACCCGTCAGCACCCGTGGTGAGAGCGGGAGTCCACGCCGAAAGAGCATCCTTGAGATAGATCCCGGCCGGATAGTCCGTCAGGTATAGGCCATCCGAGCGGCAAAAGATCGGGTGACCGGAATCGCCAAGCCAAACTTGGTCGGTGTAACTCGGAGAGCCGCTGTCTCCCACCTGAAGGAGCTCGATCGTCGCGGAGCCGGCGTAGTTGTCACCGACGAGTGGAGCGCTGTGCTTCATAATGAAGCTCGTCCCGTTGAAGTAGATCGGCACCGTCCCGTCGCCAAGCTCCAGTTCGTTGCTCCCGTTGCACTTGATCGCTTGGAGCGTGGTATCGTCGTCCTTCAGGGCGAGTAGGGCCACGTCGTTCGGCAACCGGATGCTCACCCCATCAAGGACTTGAACGAGAAGATCATCGCCGACGACCGCATCGGTGCCGTCCCACCGGAAGAAGTTGTAACCGGTCCCGTCAGAATAGACCGAGTTGATCGCCCCGAAATGCGGCGTCCCTGCCGACTGGTAAGCGGTCGGCTGGCTCGGGATCGCGGGGTCGCTCTCGGTGGAATCCGAGACGGACTCGACATCATATTGCTGGCAGGAGAGCACGACGTTCCCGGCCCGGTTGCTCGTGACCGGTGGCAGCACCCGCGCCGGCTGGAAGGTCAGCACGTCGTCGTCGAAGAAGAAAATGTCGCCCGGTTCGAGAGCCGCAGCGGTCGCGTCCGCAACGGCCCGCCAGGAATGCGGCTGGAGTGACATAAGGTTCTTCTTCGTCTCGGAGATCCGGCGAGCCATCGATGCGTTGTTGCACGCCTCGACCGTGACCTCGATGCGCCGGTCCTGAGTCGCCGTCGTCGGGTAGGTCATCGACCCCCAATAGTCTGAGAGGGTGTACCGCACCCGCACCTCGTCGGGGATCGTCCCGGTCTCGACCTCTCGGCCCTCCGGTGTCTGCACCCAGTTTTCGAGCTTGAGATAGACGCCGGAGGTCAGCCGGCAGGTGGCGCCGCTGATGGTCACGGCTCGGTCAACCTCGATGGTGTCCGCGCCGGTGGTCGAAACGACAATGCACGGGGTCGTCCCGGCATAGATGATGTCATCGGTGGCCAGCTCGTTCGAGGCGTCGCCGCCCGAGCCGGTGAGCGTCGTGCTCGCGCTCGCCGTCCATGTTCCGCTGATCGCGTCCGGTGGCCGCTCCGACCAGATCTGCACTTTGCCGTCAGCGGAGAAATACTTCGAGGCGAATCCGGCTTGAAGCACGAGGTCGATCGCCCGGTCGGGGTCCCGCTCCTTGATCACCCCGTTGAAGGAGTAGCGCTTCGTCGCGTCGCCCATCACCTCATCGCAGTGGTCCGCGAACTTCTCCCACGTCCCACCGGCCTCGATCCCGGCCGGCGCCGGGGAGAGACCCTTCCAGGCATCCGCGGTCAGAATGTCGTAGGCGATCTCGGCGAGGTTGGTGTGGTTGCTTACCGTGTACGGCGACTGGAAGCTGGCGAACTTCCGGCCGGTCGGCACGGCGGAGAGGTTAAACGATCCCGGTGCTTGGGCGTCCGTTATTCTGATTCGAACCGTGACGAGGCAAAAGTTGGTCATGTAGGCCCATGCCGTCGCATCGACGAATGCCATGTAGGTCGGGCGCAACCCGGTTCCGTCTCCGAGAAATACGTCGTAGTCGTAGACCCACCCGAGGCCGGCGATCGCCTCGTCGTTGATCTCGATGCTCCCGAGGGCCGCTTGCTCTCCGAAGCAGATCACGAACGCGAGATCGATGTAGGTCGCGGAAGTGTTCCACGCCGCACAGTAGCCGTTCAGCTTTGCGGACCCGTAGACCATCGGGATCACCTGATCGAGAATCGTGGACGGCGCCACATAGGTCTGCTCACTGTAGGACCCTCCCGACCCAGGTACCGGCCCCGGAACATCTACCGGATCGGCGTCGCGAGAGAACGGACCGTCGCCCTGGTACGGGAACTCGGGGAACCGTATCTGCGGAACCGTTCCTCGCCGCCCGGTAGGTCGCCTGATCGTCATCTCATTGCCCCAGTCTGTAGACGACCTCGGTCGCCCGGAAAGCATCCCACTTTGAGTCGCCGATCAGCTCGATTGTTGCCGCATGACTCGATCCTTCCAGGACAACCCGCGTCCACCGTTGGCAATCCGCCGCGGCGAACACGAGCCGCTGCTTGGCTGTCGGGGCCGACCCCCACTCCACCAACCGAGGAGACATCGAAGGGAGGAACCACCGCTTGAAGTCACCCGGCGCGATCATGTTGCAAGCGACGGTGAAGCTATCCGCCGACGAGGTCGTGCGTCCAGCCGTGAAGATGATGGCATCGTCATTGGCCGTTGAATCCGCAGAAGCTCGGAGATGCAACCACTCACCGGCGGGTGCCGAATCCGTGTCGCTGAAGATCGCACCCGGCGTGGCTCCGTCGTAGAACTGGCCCTGCACCTTGTAGACGTGGGAGGCGTTGGTCGAGAGGAACGAGGCACCGACGGTGTATTTCTGAACGGCCTCCGGAATAACGATCTTGTCGGTGCCGACCATCTGCAACCCAACGTTACCCACCGTGCCTGTCGGGTCGATCAGAAACGCATACTGTCCATCGAGCGCCGGGTGGCGCGTTGCGGCGATGACGCAGGTGCCCCACACCGAGCAGCCGGTCGTGACCCCTCCGACCGCGTTCGCTTGGGTATCGGACATGAGGTTCGCCGCCGCGTGGTATGTCTTCGCCGCGAAGTCGATGCCCGCCCCCACCTGGACCACCTGACCGGTCGCGGTGTCGAGCGGGAAGATGTAGGTCGTCTCGCCGGATACCGTGATCTCGCCCACCACCCGCGAGTGCGCTCGCGTCACCGGTTCCTTGATCCAGAACGGGATCGCATTCATGGCGACGCTTTCGAGGAGGGCGACCATCAGGCCCCACTCGTTGTCACTGTACTTCGACTGGACGAAGCGAAGATTGTACTCTTGAAGGTTATGCTCGAAGTACCGCCGAGAGCAAACGTTCCCGGTCTCGAATCGGGTGACGATGTTCCCCGGCCTGTACTGGCCGATCATGGTCCGATCCTCGGCCTCAAGCTCGGCGGGCATCATGTGCTCGATGCTGATGGTCATGCCACCTCCTACTTGCCCCACGGTGACGGATCGAACCCGCCGCCGTCGGGATAACGTATTACTGCCGGGTTGAACCCACCATCACCGCCGCCGCCGCCGTGGAAAGTCACGGAGTATCCGCCGACCCTGATCGACTGCCCCGGCTCGGGCGCATACGGGAACTCGCCGCGGGTCCCGACCAGCAACCCGGCTCGCGGCCGGAGACCGACGGCGGAGTGCAGCTCGACATCGAATGTCCCGTCCCGTTTGTAGTGACCATATCGCACCTTCCACGAGACCTGATAGACCGTCGTCCAGGCTGCGCTTTCGGCGAGCTTGAGCAGGAGAATCACCAGGGCCGCATTGCCGCTGAACCGCTCCGCGTACCACGCCGCTCGGACCACTGAGTCGGCATCGTCGATGCTGACCGTCAGGCCCATCCGCGAAGGATCGCCGAGCGAGAGCGCGTCGATGACCAGCTCGCGAGGGACGAACTCGTCGGCCCCCACCGTCACCGGGTCGGCGCCGGAGCAGTAGAGCAGATCGTCCTCCACGTCTCGCGTCATCTTGAAGCATATCTTTTGATCGTGCGAGTCCGCGAGGAGAATGGCCCATTGAGCAGCGGTGTAGGTTAGCATCAGCTGATCGCTCCGAGGGAGACCCGCGAAACGGTGGTTGTCCGTTTACCGGCTGCCGAGTTGATCATCGAAGAGAACAGGGCCAACGAGTCGTTGACGCCGTTGAGGAGTCCGGTCGCCTGGACCACGGCGTCGCTGAAATCGTACATTACGTCAGGGAGATCAGCGAACGACTTCTCGACCGGCTCGACGGCATCATCCAAGGTCTGGAAAAGACCTTGCGTGGTCTGCATCTGCAACCACAGCTGATCGTAGACCTCCTGCGCGCGGTCGATCTGATTCTGCACCGCTTCATCGGCCGCAGTCTGAGCGGACTCCGTCACCGAAAGAAACCACTCCTGCCACGTCATCCCGGTCCCGCCGGCCGGCGCAAGCCATTGCTCGTTCGTCAGCATCCCAGAGGCCAAGTTGAGAATCCGAAGCATCTGTTGGGTGTATTCGAGAATGAGGTTCGGGTCGTCCGTTTGCTGCATGAGGGTGTTGTAGTAGTTGTAGCGTTCCTCGTAATAGCCCCACAGCTCGTCTTCGCTCATCCCTCGGGTGGTGAATCCCTCGATGGTTTGCCCGAATGCCGCATCGAGCGTTCGGGCGATCTGCTCAAGGGCGCGGAGCATCACAATCGTCGATTGCGTGACCTGGCCGAAAATGTTGCCGATCTGCTCCAGGTCCGCCGCCCGGTCGATCAGGCGCATGTCCTCCCACCCGGTGGTGAGAAGCGCCATCGCGTCCCCGGCCTCGCCCATCGAATCGATCCATACGTCCATCGGCCCCTTGCCGGCCTCGACGGTCAGTGCTTCCCAATCCATCGCAAGCGCATCGGAGAATGCCACTAGCGCGGTCACCAACGAGACGAGCGCGTCCATCCTCTCGGTTCCCGGCATGTCTCGAAGCTCTGCGAACATTTGAGTGATCGCGGGGCCGGCCATGTCGAGGTCCCGAAGGCCGGCGCGGATCGCCTCTCGATACTGCCGTTGGAACAGGCGCGGAAGCTGATCCTCCGCCAGCCATGCCTCCAGTTCCTGAGCCGTCATCCGAAAAGACTCGTCTACGATCGTCGGCGCCTCTCGCAAGAGATCGAACAGCTCCGAGTCTCCGAACCCTCTCAGCATCTCGCGCCACTGACCGGCGATCCCCCGGTAGAGCTGGCCGATGGCCATCGTGAGGAGACGATCTTCGCGGGCGCTCATTTCCTGACCGGTCGTGGTAATCCCGGTCTCGCCGCGGTTCCAAGCCATACCGGGCCCGATGTAGGAGACAGAAGTCGTCGGGCGCGTATCCCCACCGCCGGAGAAATACCCGATGATCCCGCCGACGATCGCGCCGACGACCACGCTCAGGCCACCCGTCGCGACGGCCCACGGGAGACCCACCATCGCGCCGCCCATCGCGCCGGTGAGGGCGCCGCCCCATCCGCCCTCTTGGGTGCTCTGCCCGATCATCCCGGCGCCGCCGAGCACCATCCCCGCCGTTTGACCGGCATTCATCGACCCGCCGAGGAAATTACCGGAGCCGGTGCCGCCGATGGGGTTGCCTTCCGCATCGACCTGCTCGCCTCTCAGCCAGCTGGCGAATGCGGCCATGAGGTAGCTGACGGCGTTCTTCGCGAGGTCTTTCCAGATTTCGTCCCAGAAATCGGAGAAAGATTCCAACTCCCCGGTGAACCCCTTGCCGAGCATGTCTGCGAAGGATCGCTGAATGTCATCGAACGAGTCCACCCATGAAGCCGTTGCATCCGGCGGCGGTTCGGGGAACTCCACCTCGACCGGCTCCTCCATCAGCTTCACGAGGGCCGCCCATTCCTCGACGAGAACGGCGAGGGCCGCGGACATCTCCGGGATGCTGCCGGTGGCCAGATCGAGCATCGCATCGGCGACCACGAGCGCTTGATCCGCGACCGCCGAACTCTCCTCGCCCATGTCGCCCATCATCTCCTCGAACCGCTCGACGGGTTGCTGCATCAGCTCGATGGCGGCCTTCTCTTTGGCGAGGTTGTCGAGGAACGGGTCGATGGCGGCAGTCGTTTTCACGGTCGCCGCTTTCATCTTGTCGAAGCCGTCAATAAGGTTGTAGATCGAAGCGAGGTTCGCTTGCGACTCGGCGTTGACCCTGGCGATCTGCTCCGCGAGGTTTTCGTGAGACTTGACAGTCGGAAAGATCACATCGGTCGTGCGACTCCACCCCTCGGCCAGCCCTTCGGAGATGGCCGCGATTGACGGGCCGCGAGCGGCGATGGCTTCGAGCGCCCCATCGAGCGCGTTGATCGCCTTGGCCGCATTCAAGATCCGGCTCGCCACCTCACCGGCCACGAAATGCGAGAGGAAAACCCAGATGGTCTCCAGGTTCGCAATATTGACCCCGGCGCCCAACCCGCTTAGAGCTTGCTTCAGCGATTCGACGCTCTTTGCGGCCTCGGAGAAGTCGGCGGTTGCCTCCATGTAGGCCAGGGCATCGCCGGTCGTGTTCGCCGCGTCGATCATCCAGGTCAGGGTGTCCGTGATCTGATGAAAAAGCTCCGGCAGCACCTCGCTCTTGATGAACAGATCGCCGAACGCCTCGGAGAGATCACCGGCATAATTCCCGACCTGATCCAGCGCTCCGCCGTAGGTCTGAAGCTCAGCCTGAGCGGTCCCGGCGAACTTCGCGTTGAGCAGGTCGGCGACGATGTTGGCCTTCCCCGTCGCGTCCGCCATCGCGAGCTGGTCCTTCGTCGTCTGCGAAAGGATGATCCCATAGCGCGAGAGAGTGCCGGTCATCCCGGTCGCGGCCTGTCCCGCGAGCCGCGCCGCGGTCGCCACGTCGATGTGCATCGCGGCGGAGAATTGCAGGGTGGGTTCCAGGAGCTTCATCGCCGAGTTGTAGTCGCCGGTGACGACGACCAAGCTCCTCAATACCTCGGCGGATTCGGTGTCGCCGTAGATCGTGGTTTTTTGAAGCATCGCGAAGTAGGAATCGAGGTGACCGGCCAGGGCCTCGTAGTTGACGCCCGCGTTGCCGAGAGCGACGCCGAGACCGGCGAAGATCCGCTCCTGCTCCGACGCGGCATCGATCGCGGCGCCCCACGCTTCGGATAGCTTTCGCACGGCCAGGTATGCCGCCGCGAGACCGGCCGCCGCACCGATCATCCCTTTCATGCCGACGGTCGCTCGCTCTGCGCCGTCGCCGATACCACGAACCTCCCGGCTCGTCTGCTTGGATTCCCGACCGAGCTGATCGACTTGCTGCTCGGCCTTGTCTGCGGACCGGGCGAGTTCCTTCAGGTCGCGAGAAGTTTCGTCGATGCCCTCTCGCGTCACCTTGACCGCTAGACCCGTTACATCGTAGCCGCCTCCGCTTGGCATCGGTCGTCAGCCTTTCTTTTTCTGGATCGCTTCGTTGAAGGTGTTATCCATCGCCCGGATCGCGCGGACCTGCCACGGGGCCGGCCGAACATCGAGCAGCAGCGACCAAGCTCGGATGGCCTCGAAGGTGATAATGCTCGGTCCGAACCCCGCAGGCGCCGCGGCCTTGAGGGTCCAGAACCACTTGAGCACCGGCTCGGCTGCCGGTGACAGAACCGGTGCGGCCCTATCTCGAAGGGTAGCCGCTGCCGTCTCGTCGCCCTGTTTCGCGGCGGCGATGAGATGGTCCTTCGTGTCCGAGCCATCGTCCTCCTTCCGGATCAATTCACCCTGTTTTTTGGCGACCTCACACAGCTCCTTGATCAGCGCCGCGTAGAAAATTAGCCCGGTTGCGGCAGAACATGATGACCTGATCTGCTAACCACCGGTGCTCCTTGAAATGGCGCGGCTTCGTCTTGTCGTTGCACGGGATCGGCGTTCCGTCCGCTTCCACCAGCGGTTCCCAATCCAGCACGATGTGGTTGGCGATGATGACCTCGCCGTCCTTGACTTCGAGGTAGTCGAATCCGGCCATCGGATCGCCACCCCTGATTCGTGTTTTCTCTTGCCGCAGGGCGGTGAGGGCATTCATCGCGTTGGCGTAATGGATCGAGTCGATGCCCGCGACGAGCAACCGCCAGGGGATGGGGCGCCCGGTGTCGGGATGCCTCGGTGTGAACCACACCCCCTCCTCCTGCCGGTGCATGCTCTCGTATTCGACCAGCGAGAAGCAATATTTTTCTGCGCGTTCCACGCGCTTTAGCCGCTCCGCAGCTAGCGTGGCGTTCTCAGTCTGAACTTGCTGCTCCGCAGCTTCAACTTCATCGGGCATGTTCACCTCCGGTGTGGGTTCGCGCCGCCTCGGGCAGCATGGGGTTACTGGCGCTTGACCACGAAACAGGTTTTCTCGCTCCCGTCCGCTCGCAGCGCCGTCCAGTTGAACTGTTCGACCAGCGGCCCGTCGTCCGACTTCGGGCGCGAGCCGGAGGTCAGCACGACCCTCGGGAACCCGAACACGTACTCGTTCCCCAAAGGATCGGAAAGAGTGACCACGAGCTGGGTGATCGTCTCGGCCCAGAACTTCGTCATCATCGCGGCCGATTGAAAGTAAAAGCTGACCGACCCGCTCACCCGGAACTTCCGGGCGATGACCTCTCCGGCGATGGCAACCCCGAGCGGTTCCGTGTGCATAAGGTTGTTTTCGATGTTGCAGGAGAACGCCGTCATGATCGCCGTTGCGTCGCCGGCCTCGTTGTAGGTGCCGGTCAACCCGGAAAAGGGCCGATACTCCGTCAGCGTTGCGAGGGTCGTTTCGGGCGTTTGGTCGGCGAGATAGTTCATCGCCAAGATGTTCCAGTTGATCGTGGAGATACCGTTGGGCGGGATCGTCAGGGCGGCCGAGTTGAAACCGCAGCCGAGGTAGTGATCCGCGATGGCGAGATCGAGGTAGTGCTTTTGGATCGAGTAGGTGCTGAGGGTCGTACCGTTGACGAAATCGGCCTGCTCGATGGTGACGCTCGCCCCGGCCGCCTCGTCGATGATCTTCGACCCCTCGACGGTGATCGCCGCGGCGGTTGCCGTGAGCACCTTGAACATACCGTTGTTCTCGCCCTCGCCCGCTCCGCTGATATAGATGAAATCAGCAATGGCGATGTCACCGAGGCCAGAGGCTGAGTCGGCGATCGTCTGGGTTGCGGCGGTGAAGCTGATCGTTGTCAGCGGGCCGATCGGCGTGAACGGCGCCGCCTCTTGTGTGGTGCAGAGCAACCCCTCCAGTTGCAGGTCGAAGTTCTCGTAGGTCAGCTCGGAGGTGATGTCGCCGGCTCCGCTTTTACGCCCGAGGCGAAAGTCCGAAAGCTGGCGATCCCCGAGCGATCGCGCAGACTCGAACGCGCCACGAACTGGGTTGATGGTTTCGCTGTTGTGCCAGAAGGGGGTCATCGTCGGCGTTGTCGGCAACGTCCCCGGAGTGACCTCCTTCACGATGTGGAGCGCCTGTCGCTCCCCTGATCCGGTCGGCATTGGGAGCCTCCTTAGACTTCATTATGATGAGCGTACCACTCGACCGTCACCGGAATGTGGTACCACTCATCTTCGGACGTGCCGACTCCCCTCCAGGCAGCGGCGATTGTTAGCGTGATTCCTCCCTCTGAGAGAACGGTTCCCGACTTGAAATTTCGGATAATCGCATCGGCCAACCTTCGAGGTTCGCCGGTGCCCTTGCCGATCGGCCAGAATACGCTCACCTGATAGAGTCCGTCGATCCGCGAGTAGCCGGCATCGCCAGCGGTCTCCCGGTCGGAGACGATCGGCGCGAATGTTCCGCGGACCCACCCCACCCCATCAGCCGGTGTGAAAACGACGTTCTCGTAGGCGATCAGCTTTTCTTGAGTCGTCGGGTGGGTCGGCAGCACCGTCATCGCTTCGAGACTTTTCTCGAATGCGGCTTGCGCGAGGTCATAGAAATCGGTGCTCATGGTTTCGCCTTCCGGAACTGAGCCATGGTGTGGGTGATCGAGCCTCTGACCATGAAGCCCTTCGGCGCCTGTCCCGAGTGGCCGTTCTCCAGCGGGACAATGTACGGGATCGCCGACGAGATGTAGACCGGTGTCCGGTCGGAGTTGCGAGCCATCCCCTTCAAGCCCGGTGGCGCTCTCACGATCCCGGCCCGGTTCTTCGGACCGTCCGTGGTTCGGGTGTCGGTGGCGAGCCGGGTGCCAAGCTCCCAGGAGCCTTTCGCCCGTCCGCCGTTCATCGCGGCGACAGGGGTCCGCCGGATGATC